CATATGTTCCATATTTTCTGGTCGTAATTTTTTTGCCCATGTTTGACCAAGGCGAGATTCTAATTGGAATACTCCTTTAGTATCTCCACGACTAATCATTTTCCAAGCCAAATAACAATCTGGAAGATTTTCTGGATCAATATCAATTTTAGGAAGGATTTCTGGATCTGAGCTTTTTTCTATAATTGGCCACTTACAACCACATTCAAATTCAAAAAAATCTTGCATTAGGCAAATCCTATAAAAGTCTAAATACGGGACCGTGGAGTTGAACCACGCAAATCTGGCTTATGAGACCTGACTGAACACCGGCCCGTCCCGCATAAATATTATCCACGAAAGTAATGCAAAAATTTCACAAAAGTTCTGCTAAAGCTTTTGGAAGTTCTTTGCAAGAATTTCGGAATGCGACTCTTGCTGAAGTCGCACGATGCAATTGTAAAAATCTAATAATTAGTTGCGCCGTCTGAACAGTATCCATCATTGCTTCATGAGCTTTTTCTGTACTCATTCCAAAATATTGACGCAAAGTATCCATTTTTTGATCTTGCAATTCATTACTATTTTCAAACCACAATTCAATAAAATCTTCTAAATCATAAATTTTCCTTCTATGAAATACATTTGGTATTCCTTTACCGTCTACAAAACCATATTGTTTGCACAATCTATCAAAAATAGGAATATCAAAGTTTCTAATGTTTTTGCCTCCAGCTATAGGAGCAGTCATATAGCTATTCTTTTTAGGATTATATTGCTTGATAAAGTTTACAAACTGAGGCCAAACTACGCTTTGATCAGGAGCTTGTTGAAGCATTTCTCTTGTTTTTCCATTAATGCGCAAAGCATCATCACTTACAATAGACCAATTAGTAGGTTTACACAAACTGTAAAATCTTCCTCCCGGAATTGGAGATAGGTCCCGAGGGGAAAGCGCAATAGCAGCAATTTCAATTGGTTCAGTTGTATTAGTATCTAATCCACCAGTTTCAAAATCAAATACAATGATAGTATTATTGTTCATCTTCAAACTCCCTAATAAAAATTTTTAATCCCATGTCATCTGGATTATATTCATAATCTATAATTAGGTTTTGATCATCATATGACTCTAAAAATTCTGATTCAATTTCAATTGATCCTCCCAATTTAATTAGGATTGCTCTCATAAAATTGTTCAAATTAATGAACATAGAATCTTTTTCTTTTTTTAGCGCAGCCAAAGCATCTAGCAAAGCTAGATTATGTTCTGTTTCACGATCCAATTGCAGGCCCCTTTCTTAAAGAATCAGCTACACCCATAATTTTATCTAGTGCAGCAACTCCAAGAATATCAAACTTTACAAAACCCATTGATTCTAAATCGCTCATTTCCAAACCACAAATAGGTTTGTCTGTAGTTTTATCATATGCCATAGGGCAGCAGTCTTGAAGAGGAAGAGGAGAAATAACTACGCCAGCAGCATGTTTTCCCTGATTTCTTTTACTTCCCTCAATCCTCATTGCTTGAGCAAAATCTAAAGCCATAGGCCCTTCTAATTGCCCATCATCTTTTAAAACGCACCATTGAGATAATTCCTTAGCTTGATTCTCTAATGCCCAACGGATGATTGACGAATCACCATCTTCTTCTCTCATTTCCTGTAGGTCATCAGCAATAGCAGATTCATCAGGAATGCTTTCTGTAATCTTATTCATCTCTTCAAACGAGCATCTTTCGTTAACACGCAAAACATCTTTTAACGCAGCCCTACCTTGCAATCTTGAGAAAGTGACCATTTGCGAAACCTTGTTCTCTCCATACTTTTGCCTCATGTAAGAAATTACTTGATCTCTTTTACGAATTGGAAAATCGCAATCAATATCAGGAAGAGAAATACGACCGGGTTGATTTCTACCGGCATTATAAAATCTTTCAAAAAGCAAATCATATTTAAGAGGATCAATACCTGTAATATTTAAAAGATAACTTACCAATGATCCAGCACCACTACCACGACCTTTTCCTACTAACCAACCATTAGATCTAGCCCAATTGCAATAGTCTTGAACAATTAAAAAGTATGGAGAAAGTCCGGCTTCAGAAATAACTTTAAATTCATGGTTAAATCTTTCTAAATATTTTCCAGATAATCCGCCAAGCTTTCTCTGAGCACCTTCTAATGCTAATTTATTTAAATATGCTCCAGATTCAATATTGTTTGGACAATCAAATTGTGGCAACATTGGCTTGTTGAATAAATCGTATGTTCCACATTGATCAGCAATAATATTACAATTTTCAATTTCTTCGGGGAGATAAAGCCGCTTTACCTCATCAAAATCAGGGATATAAAATTTATTACTTCTAAAGAAGGATGACAGTCCAAACTCTTCATTATTTTCAATGCTTCTTTCTACATTTTTCATTGTTGTTTGAGTTGCTGTACAAAGCAAAACTCTTTGATCTATAGCATCTTGTCTTTCTGCATAATGAGCATCTGGAGTTCCAATGCTTTTAAATTTATATTTTTTACAAATATACCGAAGTATTTTGCTTGCCACATCTGCTGCTGGCATATTTTCTATGTCAATTCTTTGATTTTCTACATAGAAATTTTCTTTTCCAAATAAGTCATAATGCTTATGTATTAATTGGACCGCTCTTTTTTCCCAATCTGGATGGACGAAGGTTCTTGCAACATCGTATTCCGAAGAGCCATATGCTGATTTAAGATCGTTAAACAATATATTGCATAAATCAGAACCGGGATGGCCAGAAAAAGCAATAAAATTTCCATTTGAATAATTTGCAATTTTGTTAAGATCAAGTCTAGGTTTTTTGTAGAAGTTTTCTGGTAAGTTGCTGGCGCTTGACGCTTTGATAAGCGACTTCCATCCTTCATTACCTTTGGCGATGACACATAAGTGCGAGTGTTTTCCATTTTCTTTTGTTTTGATATTGGAGTCTTCTTGGGAGACATAAAATTCACATCCAAGCAATGGTTTGATATCATATTTTTTGCAAGCCTTTGCAAAAGATGCGGTTCCTCCTAGTGTTCCATGATCAGTAATAGCACAAGAAGCATAACCAAGGTCTTTACAACGCTTGGCTATTGCTTCTGGCTTGGAGAGACCATCTAACAGGCTAAAAGTTGAATGCACATGAGTGGGAGTCCAAGTCATTATACTATCCGCCTGTTATTATTTAATTAACGATTATCGCCGCTGCCTTGGATAGTTCCGGCATTTCGACGGGCATGTAGCTTGGCAATATTTGCTTTAGCAATGTCTTCCAAAGACAGATCAAGATCTTTTGCTAATGCGGAACAATACCAAAGAACATCGCCAATTTCCGCAGCGAGATCAGCCCTTTTCTCTTCTGATACAACGCCGTTATTATCTCGAAAAATTTTCTTTACTTTATTACAAACTTCTCCGGCTTCACCAGCCAAACCAAGTGCAGGATAAGAAATCTTAATTCCAGCACCATAAATTGCTGTCTCTGAAGCTTGAGCTTGATATTCTGCGAAATTCACTTTGTTTCTCCATCACGATTAGTAACACCGCCACCGGATCCATACGATCCCCAAGGTGATTCAGATATCTTAAACTTTGCCACAACTTTATCAAGGCCAATTTGGGTAATTTGATCTCGGATGAATGAGCACTTATCCTGTTCTGTGCCTTCCCAATTTTCCTTAAAGTAAGAACACAACCGCGAACATTTCCACGAATTTGAATTAAAATCTCTAATTCTTTTTGGAAATATATTTCTTTGTATAGCCTGATAATATGTTTTTATAATATCTTCTGTTTCTTTTAAGTGAGATCTATCTAAGAATAGGGAAAATGGTCCGCCAGCTTGCACAAAAAATATTGTCATAAGTATATCATCTTCAGGATATAGTTTGCACAAAGCATAATGATATAATCTCATTTGAAAATCTTTTCTCAGATCTTCATAGCCTTTTTCTTTATTTGTTGACCAATCTTTTCTTTGGCCAGTTTTCCAGTCTACATATTCAACCAATCCCTTATCTGCTCTCGTAACTAAATCCATGGTTCCTTTAATTCTTAATCGTCCTGAAAATTTTTCTTTTTTGTCTGTGCCGGGAACATAATATTCATATTTTGCCCAATCATGTTCTATTTCCATATCAAAATATTGTTCTGGCATGATTATTTCCCTGTTTAGAGGATTAAACATACCATTGCCAAAATTAATAACGTCCCACGTCCATTTTGTGGCCTGTTTACGATGGGCGTTTGTCCAAGAGTGAATTGTTCGTGATGGATCAGTATAATGATCCCATCCGAATTTAACAGACTCTTCTATGGAAAAAGGTTTTGTTTCAAACGACAAATTTAATTCTTCGTCAAAAAAAGTGTCAGCATTATTTTGTATAGCTAATTTTTTTCTTGCCAAAAGCTCTAAAGCTTTATGGACAATATTTCCTAATTCAGCTTTTTGCCCAGAAGGTTCTTTTAGTCCTAAATTAGAACTAATAAAAAACTTATGAGCGCACCATGTATATGAGCTTATTGAACTACTACGCAGATATGTTACAATCATTAAATTGAATGCCTTATCTTGATTTGTTTTTGTATGAAGTCATAAGCTACTTGAGCTTGTTCTTCTATAGTCATATTTTTGTTATCTAATAACAAATCTATGCAATTTGGATCTAAGTCCAAAGCTTCGCTTGCGTGAGCATCTGAAGATTGCCCCCTTGTTAATTGAATGATAATTGCCCCATAGGTCATAGCTCCTTCAGCTTCATTTTGAAATCTTCCATCAGCAATAATAGCCATTTTATCATGTAAAAGACCACTATAAAAAAATTTATTTATTTTTGATAAAGTATTTTTAACATGCATATTTTCATCAAGAGTTCTGCAAAATTCAGTACCAAAATATTGCATCCATTCACGATGAGTCATAAATTTATTTGAGCTTGGTGGTGTACTTTTAAATATTTTTGCCCAATTTGCCCAAGTATAATGCGTAAACTCATTCTTTTGATCATCTGTTCCGTATAACTTTTCCCTATCCAAATTAAATAAATTAGCTGACGCTTCTTTTAATTCATCCACAAAATGGAATATCTTTACTGATTGATTTGATCCTGCCATTTGCAATAAAGAATTTGCTAAAGTATCTTTTCCAGATTTCTTTTTTCCGCAAATGCAAACAATTTGGTTAATCATTTTAGCAACTCCCTAAGCTCATCAATCGAAAAATCTGCCGGATCTTTTCCCATATGTGGGTTGTTTACTTTAGATACATTGAAAGATCTTTTCAATGCTTCTTTGATAGAATTATATCCATTTTCTCCTGCTTTATCCATATCAAAGAATATTCTCACATTCATTATTCCAGACTTTTCTAGTAAAATTTGTTGACCATCTGTTAAATTAACTCCAAATACTGCTACGGTATTAGGATATCCAGCTTCATGCATTCTCCAAACATCTTTTGGTCCTTCAACAATAAAAATTGTATTCGTTTTTTTGCCAGCTAAAAAAGCATGAAATTGATTGTATAAGCATCTGCTTTTTGGAAAACCTTTAGTATTTTTCCATTTTATAGAATTTGGACCTAACGCTCTTCCAGTAAACCCAATTACATTTTTATTATTTTCATCAAATATTGGAGCTGCTGCTCTATCTTGCATATCGCCATAAAAGCAATCTCCCACATCAAAAAACTTTAAAGTTGATTCTTGAAAGCCTTGTTCTAGAAAATAATTAGATGGTATGTCAAGCATTTTTTGAGCTTGGCTTCTAGTCATTGTTCCAGTTACTTTTTCTGGTTCTTGAAAAAAATTAGCCGACTTTACAAAAGCGCGATTCTCTTCTTGGACTTTTTGCCTATTTTGATCAATGGTTATATTGAATTGGCTTTTTAAAAAATTAATAGCTTCCCACATGCCAACTTCTTGATCACCTTTTTTACTCCAACCATATTTTCTATGACTTAGAATACCTCTGATAAGCCCTAATGAGCTTTTGAAAAAAGTATCTTCGCACTTTCTAGTACAACATATCCACATTGGCCTCTTATCCGAATTAATATTTGGATAAAAATTAAATGCAGTTATTGTATCTCCACCATGAATTGGACATGATGAAGAATAGTTGCCATAAATTTGCTTAATATCAATCTGAAAGAATTCAAAAATTTCTTCTATTCTTTCACTAATTTGACGGCATAAATCGTTAATCTGCTCCGAACTCAATCTGTTCTGGCTTGTCTCCTGATTTTTTCTTGGCTGTTTTGGGTTTTGCTGTGCCAGTCGATTTAAGTAACTCACTTCTTAATGGCCCCTCTGTAATTTTCCCATATTTATATTGAGCGTGAATATTTATATAATCACCGCTCTCCAATCCGCCACCATGCCTACTAATGATTGGAACTAATTTTAGATTATAATTAACTCCATCATCAGATGATTCAGCTGCCTTCTCATCATCAGATTTAAATTTGTAAATAGAGAAATTGGAACATAGCCAAATGATTCTGTCAGATCCGGCAGCAACATCCGTATCTTCTTTATTTATACCGTCTCTGTTTATTTGAGCAAATGCCAAAATTGGAATATCATATTTGACTGCAAAGTTATGTAATCCAGTCATCAAAAATCCAAGTGCTTGAAACTCAGAAATATTTTTTGATAATCCGCTATTATCCATTAGTTTAATATAATCAAAAATAACTAAGCACGGCTTTGCTTGTTTTCCATCGTCTTCAAATCCAACATGCTTATGAATCCATCTCCTCATTATACTTAGTGTTTCTTCAAAAGGTTGACCGGCGATACTTGCATAATGATATGGTATTTCTTTTAATACTTTTGAAGCGTCAATAACTTTTTGTCTATCAACAACATTGACTGCAAAGCTTCCATTTTTAATTTTGTTGCTTTCTACATTGGATAAATTAGCCAACATTCTATGCCAATGTTCTTTTGGCGACATTTCAGTATCTAAATTCAATACTGGTATACCTAGATTCATAGCCACATGCAATGCTACATTATCTGCTAGCATTGTTTTACCAGTCTTAGGCCTTGCACCAATAACATTAATTGAGCTTCGTTGTAATCCTCCGCCAATGGCTTCGTCATACTTTGGCATCCCAGAGGAAATGCCGACTGCCATATTTGGATTGCTAATTAGATAATCTATATATTCATTTAAATCTTTAGATATGTGATTAACCGTTTCTGATTGTTCACCCAATGTTGACGAAAATTGTAATACTGCTTCTTCGCCAACAGACAATATTTGTCCTATGCTTTCGTCTCCAGAAAATTTAGATAATTTATCTGAAGCATCTGATAGAACATTGCTGTACTGTTCTATCTTAATTAGTTTTAATAATTTTGCCGCTAATTTTCTTACGTTATTTTGCTCTACAGATGTAATTGTAAGAGCCCGTAAAAATTTTTGTTCTTCTTGGTCTTCAAATATGTGATATAGATTAAGACTTTTGGCAACAGAATAAAAAGTTGGCACATCCGCTTTTGAATTTGGATCCGCCAACATTTTTGACAATACTTTATAATATGAGCTATTTTTCCCTTGTTGAAAGCATTCTGGCGTTAATAGATCTGCAACATCAACAAGAGCATCATGCCCACCACTAAAAAGTCCAGCCAAAACGGCTCTTTCTGCTGCCGCATCAATCATTATCGCATACCCCTTAAGTTCTTTAAGCACGAACCACAAGTAAAACTTGCATCGTTATTACTTCTAAGATTGGCTTCAAATGAAGAAATACTCATTGGCTTATTACAATTACGGCATGTTACAGTTACCGATTCTGATTGATTGGTTGGAGGCCTTCTCATTTTTGGCTTAACATTGGCCGTTATTTTTTTATCGCTTGCAATTTCTGAAGTTTCTATAGTTAAATCATCTACAAAGTTATTAACAAACTGATTTGTACTTTGTTTTTTAGACTCAAATTGTTGTGTTCTATTTTTTATCTCAAAAGATTGAATGTTTCTCAATACTGGCTTTTCTTCAGGCTGTTGGACTTTAATATTGCTACTTGCTACTTCCAATCCTTCTGCCTTTAAAATAGATTCAATTCTATCCCACTTTTTTTCTTGATGGGCTAGAACTAAACTCATTAGAATATCTTGCTTTTTCATGACATCTTCCTCTTGGTTAATTGTAATGCCTTAAATGCTTCTGCGGAATTATCTAGTTTTATTGAGATATATTCCATTCTATCAATCTTAGCTTGGCAAATCACTAGGGCTTTTTGCAGTTTAATTGCAAAATCATCGTCAGCAATTGCCAAAGCCATTTTTTCTTCTGTTGTTTTATATTGATTAGAATATTGGCCCATTCTTGGCGCAATATTTTTCATCAATGATTTATTTAAATATCCAGCTTTTGCCTTTTCTTTGTTTACGGCACGATGCACATTATAGGAAAGGCTAGTAAGCATAATGGCAGCTTCGCCACATTGCTCTGAGCTTAGACATCCTAACTCTGATTCATCCATTGTCAAAAATTTGAGTGCTCCTTTCCCATCTTCTGGGATAATATTTTTTTCAAATTCTTGCAATATCTTTTCCAAGATATCTAACATTGGTAAATTCTGTTCATCCATTGTTCATCACCTTCGTTATAGGGTAACTCAGCAATCCTAATACCATTGATCTTGCACCATTCTATCTTGTTAGCATCACGTTTTTTTGCTTTAACAAATTCCATTTTGCTACTATAGAAAAAACTATTATATTTATAATGTTGTTCTCCATGAACCTCAATGGCCATCATTCTAGTTGGAAGAAAAAAATCCAACCTTAAGCCAAAAGATCCGGGCAGATGAATTTCTTCCATAATCCTATCTAAAGGAAACATTACTTTCAATAATTTCCTTGCTCGGATATGCAAATTGGATTTATTCAATTCTTCTTCCGAAGTATTTCCTGCGTAAATCCAATTGTGTATTTTTCCATCTAGCCCAGTTATTTTCATTATAGAATTGCTTTAACTTCTTGAATCAAAGCTTCCAACCAAGTTGGATTTTCATTTAATAATGAAACTATTTTATCTATTCCCTGAGCTTTGATTTGCTTGATAGCATCATCATTCCATTCAGTTAAACCAAGAAGTTGTGGATATCTCTTCATATAATCGGCAGTTATCCATGCTCCTGCCTTAGTAATCAATCCAGCATCCATCGCTAGATTGATCATTTCATATGCACCATCAATACCGGCACCATAACGAATATAAGAAGTAGCCTCAAGATGAGGCCTTCCTAGAGCAGAGGACTCGATAAGCCAATGAACTTCTTGACCAACCTGCTTTTGCTTTTCTCCACTGCCAACACACCAAGCTTTATCAAACTTAATTCTCATTTGCACATCTGCTTGATATTGTGTAGTCATAGCCCCCTTTTCGTTCCAGCTTGTGCCAAACTGAGATTGGGATTGAGTAAGATGCCGTATGCACCACACAATACTATTTTGCACAGGAACAACATTAGCAATTTGCCTAATAAATCCAGCAAATACTTTATTGACTCCACCACGATTTTGATAGTCAATTCCTGTATCTAATTCTTTTTCATCGCAAAGTGCTGACTCTGAATCAATAATCAACAGGCATTTTGGATATGTCTTAACAATATGAACGGCAATTTTCAAAAAGTCTTGCGCGCTTAATATTTTATCCGGAGTAGATTGAATAATAGTAAATTTATCTAAATTTAATCCTTTAGTTCCTTTTAAGTTCATAGCCTTAAGACGGCCTTCAACATTTAAAAAGAAAACATGACGACCGCCATATTCTGGCTTTTGACAATTAGCTGCAAAACATAGGGTTGTAACTGTTTTACCTGTCTTTGGCTTACCAGAACATGTAACAACACTTCCTTCTGGAATACCACCGCTTAAAGCAATATCTAAAGCCGGACTAACTGAAATAATTTGCTTTTTCTGATCTGCAACTGAATTTGCATCAATTACAATATCGTCTCCAAACATCTTCTTAAATTCTTTTTTGAATGCGTCAACATCAAAATGATTACTCATTATCAATACCTTTCAGTTTAGAAAGCTTGGACTTGTTAGTCACAAAACTAGGCTTTACAATCGCATTGCTTTGCAGCTCTACTTTTTCTTCAGTAGGCAAATTAGAAATTCTTTTTATTTCTTCTTCATACTTTTTTTGTTCTTTCTTAAGTAAAGGCCTTAAACCCTTACCAGTCAGAGAAAGGAATTTGCTTCCTTCTTTAGACCTAAGAACTCTAGATATTACTGTTTCGTGAAATTCTTTGAGTAATTTATTTGCTTGTGTCAGTTGCCAAATAAATGTCTTTGCCCATTCTTCAGAAACTGACCAAAATTTTGCGGGAAGACTTTGGCCTTTACTTCTAGCCATTCTTTCACACATAACTTCAGACAAAATCTGAGCCGGGGTTACAAACCCACCGCCGTAAAGACTTTGATAGCGACTGCTTTCTGTTCGTTCTGTTGCCATAGTCTTATCTTCGCTAATGAAGCGGATTACGACAAGGCCAGTTCACGACATTTTTTTTCGTAATCGTAAGACCATTTTGGCGTTAACCCATAGTCGCCCTGAGGTATTAAACCTAATGTTTTTTGATGATCTATTATATCTTTTGCATTTTTTAAAACATTTAATGTTTCGCTACAAGCCCATCCACTAGCGTGATAACTATTTGTTTGCGACCATCTATAAACATAGAATATATCTTTATCTTCAATTGGTTTTTCAACAAAATTAGAAGCTTTTTTCATTTTATTTAAAAATATTTGATCTAAATTTGGCTGATTTGTTCTTTCATATCCTCCTTCTTTTTTATACAAATCTCTAGAAAAAGCACAATTGCAATGAAAATAATTTCCAGTTTTAACTAATTTTTCTTTATCTTGTTCAAAATAACCCATGCTAGTATGAAAATATCCATTTTGCATATTTTGTTGTGTATATGTCATTCTATTTGAAAGATAAACATCGTCATCTTCCCAAGGAAGAATAATATCTCCAGTAGTTAAATTAACACAAGCATTAAATTTTTTACCCAAATTGTCAAATCTTCCTATCGTGTTATATATTTTAACTTCAGGATGATTAAAAATTAATTTTTGGTCATCATAATCATTTAATATAACTAACTCTTTTGGTCCTTTATAGTCTTGATTTAAAAAGCTATATAAAGCTTCTTCTAATGGTTTTACTCTTGCGTATGTACAACAATAAGCACTTATTTTTGGCAACATCACTTGTTCCTTTGCGGTTATTTTATTATGATAACTAAATAGGAGACCTTCATGATTGAAATTTTCATAACTCCAGAGATGATTAGTTTAGCAAAAAGTCGCCGTGCCTCAATGCCATCTTGCATCAAAAATTCAATTATGTCTGGAGAAAGGACGTTCGAGGGCTGTTTGGGCGAAGTTGTCGTTGCTAGCTATTTGAATGCTGAATATATCACAACGCATAATTTTGATCTCATTCACAAAGAAAAACGATTAGAGGTTAAAACAAAAGTTCGTACAGTTTTGCCAAAAAGTTTTTATGAAGTTTCAATAGCTAACTATAACACAAGACAGATGTGCGATAACTATGTTTTTGTTAGCCTGCTTTCTCCTCCAGACAAAAGTAAAGATTATAAAATAGCCCATATTGTAGGCTATTATCCAAAAGAAACTTTTTTTGACAACGCAAAATTTTTACGCAAAGGAGATGTTGATCCTAGCAACAATTATGTTGTTAGGGCGACATGTTGGAATATGAGAATTAAAAATCTTATTGATATTAAAGATTTGAAATAATCAATTCAGAATCATCAGCGTTAATTTCTCGGTTTTCTTCTGAATACATAATTATTTCAGGTATTCTATATTTTTTGATTTTAATAATATTTTTATCTTTAACGCCCAATAAAAAAGTATTAAAAGAATTAAAACATGATCCTAATTGAGCTACAGAGCCAGTTTTAAAAAAAATGCCTTCGCAATTATCAATATTGATATTTTCAAAATTTGATCTTATTCTAATGCTTACCTCTTTAATTTTTACTTTATTTTCTTCGACATATTCTTTACATTTTCGCCAATCCATTGTGTTTAAAACAATACCATGATAATTATTGTCAAAAATTATTTTAACAAACGTTTTATCGGCAGGTTTTGACGAATAATATTGTTCTTTAGTACAAATCATTCGGGCCTCCTATATATACATTGCTTTAATCTAGTGTTGAATATATTT